AGGACTTGTCCTGCTTCTTTGTCTGACATGGTTTTATCCAAGGATTTGCCCAGTTAACCTAACTGGTAAGGTTTTTGGTCAATATAGACCGAAATCATTACTGTGTCAATTACTGTATAGACTGCACACTTTGGTTAGCATACTGGTACTGTTCAGCATTTCTAGCTGCAATTTCCTTTTCCAATCTTGCAGTATCCATGTGATGCAACAACAACTCCATAATTGACTCAATTTCTGTCTTGTTCTGGCTACTTACAGCCCTCATGTTAACGTCATGCACTTTGGCCTCAAGCATGGATTCAGTATTGTGTGCTTTGGCAGTCTGTCTCATCAATTCACGCTGAGTTTCTGCTTGTTGCTTAACACTTTCAATGTCTGAACGCTGCTTAATGGTCATTTGCAACTGCTGAACTTGTTGTTGCATTGCCTGTAACTGCTGCTGAGACATGGCTAACTGCATCTGAACTTGTGGAGGAATCTTAGATTTCTCATCAATCTTGGACATGGGATTAGCTGCTGCCAATCTGTCTGCAATGGTCTGAGCACCATGAAAATCCATGTTTCTGAAGAACAAGTCACCAGCAATCTGCATCAGGCTTGGGTCTGCTGCAAGCAAGGGCATCATGCTTTCAATGGCTTCTTGACGCTTGCTGTTGTACCCCGGACCTGTGTCCATCACAATGTCGTACTCACCAATGGTTGTGTCATTTAAAACCCTATAAACACCTTCTTCATCTACCCCATAGGTGTTAATTTCAACCAAATCAGGCTTGCCATCTTCCCCAATAATCCTCATTGTGCGTTGAGCATCATATATTTTGGGAATCAAATCCAAGCAAATCTTACCAATCTGACGTTGTGAACGAGTCAAATTGTCGTAAAAGTGGAAATTGCTAATGTCAACCTGTTGTTGCTGACCATTCAAGGCTTTACCAGAAATATTGCCTTGTGGTAGCTGGTTAGGGTCAACAATGCCAATAACTGCTTGCATATCTTGGGATACTTGGGCAGAAGCAGTCATAATTCCAGCAGGAGGAGCTTCTGGTTGAATGCGAGTAGGCACAGGAGCTGGCATACCCTCAATGTCTTTTTGCTTGTAACGCAGAACTGCAGCACTCTTGATGTTAGCTTGTGCCCATTCAGTCTCATGGCCCTCGTCTTGGCCTTCAGCAATCAACCACTTAGGTTTTGGTGCTAGGGCAATAGACTCAGTTAAGCTAGTCTGCCAGAAGTTGTACATCCTTTGTGGGTCTTTGGCTTGCCTGACCATGCCAAACTTCTTACGCTTGTTCTCAACAATCAGTTGTTGACCATAAACAGGCACAATGGGAATGTGCTTACCTGCCCAAACACCTTCTTCAAGCACTTGCATACCTGTGACTTTAGCCCATCTAATTTCTTTTTTGATGGTGTCACGTTGGTCAATGATGTCTTCTGCATTGCCTTTAAAGTCTTCTTTATAGACTTTAGTGCCATCAGCAAGCATCAATAACTTGGTTTTCTTCTGTACTGTGTAGAAGTATTCAGCAATGCGAATATCTTCCTTGGTAACCCATTCTGCGTTGGTATCACCAGTTCCTCTAAGGTTAAACTGAGCACCATCGTCAGCATCAGGGTACATCTTTCTAAATGTTTCCTTGCTTAACACCTCAGAAATCAGCACCCTTTCAGCATCAGAACCATCAGGGGCTACTGAATTAGGGTCAAAATAAACTGTAAATGGGTTAATAATAGGCTTGATGAAGATTTCTTGGTCAAAGCTATCAGGGCTTACATAATCGTGTGTGACCCTAATAAATCCCCATCCCATCCTGACCTGAAAGTCTACTGCTGTGTCATAGGCTTGGTCAGCATCTGAGTTAACCTCAATGTGCCTAATCATTCCTTGCACAATGTCAGCCATCTTAATGTCTTGGTTATTGTTTACAGCATGGACTTTGATTCTAGGTCTTTGTTGCCTGATGTTGTTTACGACTTGGCGAACATAGGCATCTATCTTATTGATGGTCAGGCAAGGCCTAGATTCAAGCGTACGACTGTTTTGAATTTCAACAGGCCATTGGTCACCAGCACTAAATCTAAGGTCTTCTAGGGCTTCCTGACGATTCATCATGTCTGCTGTAGTACACAGATGCAAGAACTCCTGTGCTTCTTCGATTAGACCATTTGATTCAAGATCGTCCATTTTTAGCCCATCCAATTGACTGAGGGTTGATATACTGCCTTCTTAACTACCTTTTTAGGCTCATTGACCATTAAGCCAATGTACCTAAAGGCATCAGCACCATGACTGTATTGGTCGTGCAATGGAGTCTTGCTAAATGCTTTGGTATCAGGATCGACCTCATATCTGTAATGCCTCAAGGCTTGTAGCCCTTCTTCACAGTTAGTGCGATCAAAATAGCAATTAGGAAAGATTGTCCTTGCAGCGTTAATAGAGTCAACAATTGGCACTCTTTCCAATATTCTAGTCTTAAATCCTAAAGAACGCACTATTTCTTCGATGCTCTTGCCATTTGATGCTAATGTCCTGTTTTGGGCATCGTGTGGCAACCACAATGTATCTATCATGTAGCCAAAGGTCTGCAACTTAGCCATGATCGCTGAAATTGTTTCTTGGCTTGTCTCATGGTATCTGATTAGCCTAGTCTCCATCCCAATGAACTGGACAAACCAAATGGCAGTTGCATCTGACCATCCAAGGTCAAAGACTGCATGAACTGGCTTAACAGGGTCATAGTTAACCTTGGCAATCCTGCCTTGCAACTCAGCCATTTGCAGCTCTTTGGCAAAGATAGCACCATCTACAGTCTGTCTACAAACACCTTCCCAGACTGTTGCATAGGCTTCAGGATCACGAGCTTTAAGGGCATCCTTTTCTAGTCTTAACGTCTCAGGAAACCAAGGATTGTCTGACCAGTTAATCTTAACGACTTGGGCATCACTTGGGCTATGGATAATGAAACGCTGGTAAGTATTGTCTGATTCCAACTCTGGGTTAAAACTTACCCATATTTCAGACTGTTCTTTTCTAATGGTAGGAATCAATACATCCCATGACCTACCAGACACGCTTTGGCCTTCCTCAACCCAACAAATGTCTACACCCTCATAAGATTTAACATTTGCTACGTTGTTTTTTAGGCCAACAAAATTAAATTCTGAACCATTCTTACCCCTGATTGTTCTATCAGTAATTTCATAGAACTCAGTTAGTTCCATAGACGCAATCTGGTCACTCAGGAGCTTGTGTACTGAATCCTTGATCGAGGTTTGAAACTCACGAGCACAAAGAATGCGTAAAGGCTTAATAGCACCCTGAATCAACAAAGCTCTTGCAATCCCCCAAGACTTTGCACCACCTCGTCCACCCCAAAGCACTTTATACCTTGATGGCTTAAACAGGCATTCCAGCTTCTCAGGAAACTCTACCTTGTTAATGGCTTCTTGCAGATTCAAAGTTGGTGCTCCCATAAAGCAGGGTTGGACAGGACAACACTTCTATGAAACCCATCCAAGGGGCTAATCCTTTTCACCAACTTCGTTAGGCTTGACAAATGTCACCTGAATGCTTGGAATTAGTGGAGTTCCACCTTCACCAGTCAACTCAACCTTGCTATTGTCTCTGTACTTCTTGGGAAACCTTGCTGCCATGCTTCTAGACCAAATACTTGCATTTAACTTAGCAGCATCTTTATGCTCAAGCATGTACAACTGGCCTTGTTCTTCCCACCAATTCTGTTCAGCTATCTTAGCATCGTCCAAGGCATGCAGAAAGTCTGGATACTTGTCTTTCCAGTCGTAAATTACTCTTAACGAAACACCCAATTTGTAACTAATTTGTTCTATACTTTTGCCCAATGCGCCCAATTCCCTGACCTGATCGCAATATGCAGGGTCATAAAGAGTTGGTCTACCAAAGGGCTTTAAAGTATCAGACATTATTGTTGTGCAGGTTGTTCAGCAGGTTGCTCTACTGGTTGTGCAGGTTTTGGTGCTTGGTCTTGAGCTTGGGCAATCATTTTGTTAAGCAGTTCAGTCATGTCTCTGATCTTGTGCTCTAAAGACTGGATGACCAAGTTAAGTTCTTGAGTTGAGTGTGTGAAGTTAAACATTTACTTTCCTTTTTTCATTGGTTTAGATTTCTTTCCAGCTTCACGCTTTTCTGAATACGCAATCGCCACAGCTTGCTTTACAGGCTTACCTGCTGCAACTTCTGTTTTGATGTTTTTTTTAAATGCTTCTGGTTTAGTTGATTTGATAAGTGGCATGATTAACAGTTCCAGTTCTTTAGTGATGCTTTAGCCCTTTCTGCAGGGCCTTTAGCGTTTTTGACAACCCCTTCCATCCGAGCACAGAAACTCGCCTTCCTACCTTCATCCTTCTTTGTCTTTGGGTTAGGAGCTGGTGCTTTTAAATGGCTACCATTCTTTGCATTGTATTCAGCACGACCCTTTGCAGTCATACCAGCACCCTTTTCTGTAGGGTTATAGGTCTTGCCTTTGCCAGTAGTCTTGTGTTCAATGGGTTTGTCGTGCTTTTTCATTCGATTTCCTCTACAAAACAAACATCTTTCCAGCTCATTACCAATAATCTTTGGTCATTGTCCTTGAATTCTTGGTATTTCAGGTATTCGTCTTTGTAATCCTTGGCTAATGTACCAAAGTAAACCTTGTCACCAATGTTAAGGCCTTCTTCTGCTGCCTCATCACCTACTGCGACAATAAATCCACAAGTGTCTGCTTCTGCACTTTGAATGTATAACGTGCTCTGAAATCTTGATTCAGGCCTGACAAATATCTTGTCTCTTAATGGTTTCATTTCTTGGGCCTCCCTCTACGTTTTGGAGGGTCTTCAAGAACTGGTAATTCTAAGAGCTGCCTTTCCATGTGCGAAAAAACACCTGACTCACCAGAATCAGGTAAAGGCTTGGCAACTGCTTTCTGTGCAAATTCTCCACAGACCTCATTTTCATGTCTCATTTGGTAAACAGGATACCTCCTGCAAACTCCCAAATCTTTGCCATGAAAATGCTTGCATGACTTACAATCATTTCCAGCCATTAAAGTACCCTCTTACTTTCTTGGTTAGAAGCCCATCTAGGTATGCTCACTTAGATGGGTTTCGCTTTACATACCATCTTGGTCGTGGTCGTAACGCTTGTGCTCGTAAACAACGTGCTCTCTTGAGCCTGTGTTCATTTCACCCAAACGTCCATCGTGATGGCCCATGTGACCAGCGTGACGCTCGCCAATACCATCAGCCTTACCCATGCCAACACCACCCATGATGGGTCTTTTTCTTTCACCAGATGTGTCTGAAGACAAAGCACCCTTTGGCACTCTTTCACCAGTTGCACCAGTTTTAAATACTTCTTTGTCTTCCATAGGAACGCTTACCTTCTTCATGCCTGTGCGATCAGAAGATGTAACTCCCTTTGGCTCTTTCTCCATTTTTGGGTAACCCATGATAAATCCTTTGTTTCTTTGCAAAAAACACTACTTTTTGTAGCTATTCCACTATATCACAATTTAGATTTGTCAACTACTTTTTTAAGCAGCCCTCATCACATACTGAGGCTTACCAGCTCTACCATCCCTTTTTTCGTCAGTTGTATAAATTAACTTCTTGCGTTTTAAGGCAGCATATCGAGCTGTTACTGACCCATAAGGCAAGTTATGGAGTTGGGCAAGCACTTGGTCAGATATACATCCCTCTGGATGGCTTCTAATGACCTCATAAACGATTTTTTCAAGGGTTTGGGTGTCTACCTTCTCTGCTGCTTCTTTAGACGTTTCTGGGGCTTCTTTTCTAACCAAAAACTTTGGCAAAGTTCCAAATTCAGGTAAGTTCATTGCTTTAAATAAATCCATGTTGCACCTCAAAAAGGAATATCTTCGTCTGACAAGCTACGTCTTGGAGCTTGTTTGCTCATAAATGTCTTTGCTGAAAATTCTTCTTTAGGCTTTGGGTCGTTCAAATAAGCCCAACCATTCCAACCACCTTCAACCAATGGAATAGTGTCCAGCTTGAGCATTTCACCATTCTGAGTCTCAATAATTGACCCAATTCTTGTGTATCTGTTCTTTTTCATTCCATCTGCATTGGTGTATGAACCTGAGATAACGTTGATTTCTTTAACTAATTTAGACATTTAAATTCCTTAATGTGATTACTTTTTGATTAACTTCTTCTAAAAACTCTGTGATTTCTAGCTCCAACATCTTGACGTACTGGGCCTCAAACTCAATACGCTTAACAAACAATTGCAAGTTTTCAGGCATTCTTGGGTCGTAACTGATGAAGTCACACCATTTGCGACCAGTACAAGCCATTTGCCATTGCATTTGGGGCAAGTATTTGGCAGGTACTTTTTGGCTTACCAAGGTGTCAATGTGGGTCGATGAGTTAGGGCACTTAATTTCTACCAAGCCATCTTCACCTACAAAACCATCAGGACTAGCACCACTCATGTCAATGGTTGGATGGTCAATGAAACCAACTTCCTTAACAAATGTGCTCATCTTCAGTTCATAAGCGTTTCTAGCGTTTGGCTCTTGGTCTGTACCCCATTGCATTGCTGCATTGTTATAAGCCTCTCCTACGCTGTTTGTGAGCCTCTCAAGCACCAATTGGGTTGCATAGTTCTCACGACTAGCACTTGGGCCTGATTTGGTCTTGGCTATTACATCAGCAATTCGACTAGCAGTTACCTTACCAAGACGCTGCAAATGCCATGCTTCTGTACGTTGTTCAATCATTTGTCATTCTCCATTTCTACATAAATTTCTAGTTCCATCATGATTAAACGCATAAGGTCAAACCTATCAAGTTCCATGTGTTCAGCAACTCCAACTGTGGTTTCTATTAAAGCCTCCAAAGTTGTCCACATTTCTTGTCCTATAAACAATTGCATAATTTCTTCATGTAATTGCTCTTTTGTTTTTTCTTTAATTTTCTTCATTTTCTTCCTCTCTACATAGTTCACATTCAGGATGATCTGGGTCACGACAATGTGGGTATCTTCTTAACACTTGCTGATAGCGTTTGTAAGACAGCTCCTCCATGTACTCAAAATAGTATTTTTCTTTTAAATCGTTCACTCGTAGGCCTTTTTAAGTTCGTCCTTAACTGCTATGACCTTGGCTTCCCAGTCTTTCTCATGGAAACAAGCAGCATGGGCTATTTTGTAACTCGCAACCAAGGCTTCTTTAGTCTCTGTTAACCTCATTTTTTCGATCAAATGCTCGATTTGTTCAGGATTAACCTGAGATTTAAATGGTTTTGGAGCACTTGCCCTATTGCCATCATCGTCTTCAGGAGCTTGACCAGTCGCTGCCATCAATGATGCCCTGCGAATGTAAGTTAAGCATGACATAAAACCTTGTGGATCGTGCTTGTTGGCAGGGAAAAACAACCTTCCACAATTCATTTGTTCACCTGATTCATGGGTAAACACAGTCTCAATCACAATTCCTTCATTGTGCTCATAGGTATGTTGGCTAAGAAATATGCCATTGTCATTTAAAGCGTCTATAACAGCTTCAACGCAACTGGCTAGGTCAACGTACTTAGACTTGAAATGAGGGTTTGTAGACTGTTTTAATGCAGGGCCAAAGGCCTTTTGTGCTCTTACCAATGCTGATGCGATTTCTTTCATGCTAATTCCCTTTTTAATTCTCTAATTTCTTTTTCTAAAAATTCAATTTCTTCATGCAAATATTCAACATCAATGCAAAGTGACGCTACTTGTGCTTTGTAATACCCAACTTGAAAGTTAAGTTCATCAGCAATTTTGTATTTTTCCAATGCTTCATTGCATGATTTCTGTATGTGCTCAAATCTAGTCATCATGGCCTCCAAAAGAAAAGGTCAAACATCACAACCAAGGCAGCTAAAGCGTAAACAACTGTTAACACTCTTTCTGAACGAGTTAATCTTGGTTTTTCAATAGAGCATCCATATTCCATAGTGTGTGGAAAGGCTTCGTTGATTGTTCTGTGAAATTTCATGGCTTTAAATCTCCTGTTGTAATTAACGCTAGATTGATTAAATATGTTGGGTGTGGAATGCCAACCTTAACTTGGTCAAGAATAAGGTTGGCTTGTTGTTTACTCAAGATTCAAATTCCATTGAACTTCAGCATCGTGCAATGCTTCGTTAGCATTAAATCCATCACCCATCATTGCCCATTTGTCTTGTATTTGAACAAATGCAACGTAGTTGTTTTGAAGTGGGTTGCGGTTAACAATCACGTTGATTGTTGCGCCTGTTAAATCTGTAAAAGATGTTTGCATTTTGATTTCCTTAAAAGACCACTACGATGTGTTGTGGATTGGCTCTATTGTTAATCTTGCTTAACTAATAGTCAACAATTATTTTGTAGGTAGTTTCCCTAATGTTGTATTTAGCTGACTTAACTGTTGTAATTTTGTATTGTTTGTATAATGTTAAGCATGATTACCAAAAAAGAAGCTATACAATTTGCAGGGTCAGTAACAGAACTAGCCAAGATATTGGGTATTTCTAAAGCTGCTATTTCTCAATGGGGAGAGACTCCTCCTCAAGCAAGAATATGGCAAATGCAATCTTTACATCCTGAATGGTTTCTTTACAGGTAAAATGATTTAGAACTTGGCTAGGGTAGCTCCCGAAAAGATGATTCTTCACCATCCTGCCAAAGTTTCTTTTGTGAAGTTAACCAATGAAGTAAGGTTGTATGCACTACTACAATTTCCATATTGGGGATTACATATCCCATACCCATCACTTAACTGTGATTGAAGACATAGCTTTTCGCAGGTTGCTAGACCATTATTATCTGCATGAAGCACCAATCAAACAAAGAACCATTGCTAGACAAATAGGAATGCTTGACTACGAGCAGGAAGTATTGTCTGTGCTTAACGAGTTCTTTCACGACACTCCTGATGGCTATGTTCACCCAAGGGCTGACGAGGAAATAGCCAAATACAAAGAGTTAAGTGACGCAGGAAAAAGAGGAGCTGCTAAACGTTGGAATAGCCCCCCTATAGCCCCCCTATGGCCACCCCATAGCACCCCCAATGCCACCCCAATAGCAACCAATAACCAAGAACCAATAACCAATAACCATATATATATGGATTTTGAAAAAGTTCTTAAAGCAAAAAACAAACCCTTAACTCAATCCTTGCTTAACTCTATTCAAAAGGAAGCAGACAAAGCAAAGATTAGTTTAGAAGATGCAATCAAGGAATGTTGCTCAAGAGGTTGGACTACATTTAAAGCTGAATGGGTTGCTAACAAAGCTGACATTGTTCATCAAACAGTTCCATCAAGCTCAGAACGTGATCCTGTTCTTGTTAAGCTAGAAGAAGATGCTCGGAAAGCTGTTGCTATGCCTGAATCAGTTAAGGCTAAATTTAAGATGATTAAGGGGGCTAAATGAACATAGAGAATGCAGAGCAAGGTGTTCTTTTTGACGAGATGGACTCAGCAACTAAAGAGTGGGTTGGTATGCCTGAGTTTGTTCAAGATGATTTAAGTCCTTTTAGAGTTATCAATGTCAGATTCAGAAATGCAGAAGATGTTGCTAAATTTGAAGAACTGATGGGTCAAAGGATTACTGAAAAACAAAAGACTATCTGGTTTCCTTATGCTGAACCAAGGTTAAGGGCACATCTGAGGTATGTAGATGAATCCTAAATACCCTATCTACATTGTTTCCAAAGGTAGAGCTGATACAAGGTTAACAGCAAAGGCTTTAGAAGCCATGCAAGTGCCTTACTACATCATTGTGGAAAATCAGGAATATCAAGACTATGCAAGCGTAATTGCTGCACACAAAATATTGATCTTGCCTACAAGCTATCAAGATGCTTATGAGACTTGTGATGAGCTAGAAAGCAATAAGTCAAAGGGACCCGGCCCTGCACGCAACTTTGCTTGGGAACACAGCATCAGTCTAGGAGCTTTTCGTCATTGGGTCATGGATGACAACATTGCTTCTTTTCAAAGACTTAACAAAAACCTAATGGTTAAAGTCAGCTCTGGCACAATTTTTAAAGCTGCAGAAGATTTTGTAGACAGATACGAAAATGTTTACATTTCTGGCTTTAACTATGACTTTTTTGTGCAATCCAAAGAAGTTCATCCACCATTTATCAGAAATACTCGCATTTACTCTTGTTTGCTCATTCAGAACAATATTTCATACAGATGGAGGGGTAGGTATAACGAAGATACAGATTTGTCTCTAAGGGTCTTAAAAGATGGTCATTGCACCATCCAGTTTAATGCTTTTATCCAAGAAAAAGCCCAGACTCAAACCCTAAAAGGAGGCAATACTGAGGAGTTTTATGCCAAAGAAGGTACTTTGCCTAAGTCCAAAATGCTTGCTGACTTGCATCCTGACTGTGCCAAAGTAACTTGGAAATTCAACAGATGGCATCATCACGTTGATTACAGAAAGTTTAAACGTAACCCTTTGATAAAAAAAGACGCACCTATCCCTCAAGGGATTAACAATTATGGCATGAAGCTAGTAGACCCAAATGAAAATTGAACTCATTGTTGAGCACTATGCCAAATTAGCCATCAAACCTGCATGGCTTGACTATGTTCGTCAACAAGTTAAGCTAATGGAACAAGAACCTGCTTTTCATGGAATAAGCAAACTTATTGCCCAAAGAATTAAGGAACTCAATGCTGATCGTCATGTTTAAAGTTGAAGGGCTACCTAAAGGGAAGGGAAGACCCAGATTTGCAAGAAGGGGAAACTTTGTTTCTACCTACACCCCAAAGTCAACTCTTGAATATGAAGATTTCATTGTTGACCAAGCCAAACGTGCGATGGGGTCATCAGAACCGTTTAAAACCGATTTAGAAGCGTTTATTTACATTTCCATGCCTGTGCCTAAGTCGTACTCAAAAAAACGCAGGGAGGCCTGTTTAATTGGCTCTGAAAGGCCTTCTAAGAAGCCAGACATTGACAACATCATCAAAGCCTATTTAGATGCCATGAATGGGGTTGTTTACGATGATGACACACAAATTGTGGATTTACACGCAACCAAGGTTTATGGTGAGGCTTATGTAGAAATAATGATTAGGGAGGCAGAATGACTTTGTTAACCTTTGTGATTACCATGATTTCTTTAATTTGTGCCTTAGTTGGTGCAGGTTTAGTAATGTCTTGTTTTTTACTTGTTTATTGGATGATGACAAATGACTCCTGAACAAAACGCTGAATTTATCTACAATAATGCCTCTCTTTATGCCCAAGCCAAAGCTGCTAGGGTTAAGGTCGAGTTGGAGTTAAAAGCAACCAAAGCATTCTTGATGACAGAAGCCCTCCAAAACGGCTTTAAACAGGCCGTAGCGCAAGAACGTGAGGCATTGAGTAGTGAGGCCTATGGGAAGTTAATTTATGCGTTAGCTAAGGCCGTAGAAATCGAAGAAACGCTTAAACTACAACTCCAATCTGCTGACCTATCAATCCAAATTTGGCGCACAAGAGAAGCCTCAGAACGTCTAGCCATCAGGAGCCATGAATGAAATGTCCAGTTTGCGATGCCAAAACAAGAACAATTGAGTCTAGAGTCAACGACAACAATACTAGAAGAAGACGATATGAATGCCAAAACAGACACAGATTCACCACCCTTGAGGGCATTTCCGAAGACTCAATATGTGAGGAACAAGAACCTACTCAGGCTAGTATCTACCCTAAACTGTCAGCTGTGTGGTTTCTATCTAGCCCAAGCAGCACACAGTAACTGGCATGGAGGCAAAGGCAGAAGCATAAAGGCTAGTGACAACTATATTGCTGCACTATGCCAAATGTGCCATTACAGAATAGACCAAGGTATGCTGTTAAGCAAAGAAGAACGCAGAAAAGAATGGGAGCAAGCACATATTAAGACCTTGCACCACCTTTGTCATACAGATCAATGGCCTTCTAACGTGCCATTGACTGATATTTACTTAGCCTTTACGAAGGGATGGGATTCCTGCTGAAGGCTGACTCATTCCAGCATTGTGGCTATGGCTTGGGTGAGCTTGAGAAATGTCTGTTTTCTCATGTTTTTTAAGCTCTTTCTCAATATTCATAACGTGCTCACGCTCTTTTTGCCATTCTTTTTTAACGACAAAATGCTTGTCCATCTCTTGTTTTGAGTGGCCTTTTGTAAACTTGAAATTTGTTGGCATGTTAAGCTCCTAGTACGTCTAACGCACGTTTAGTTAATGAAATTCTCTCATCTAAACCAATTGTTCCACCATTGATACGCTTGGTCAATCCTTCCCAGTTCTCGGATTCTGCTAGGTCATTGCACCCATGTGTTTGCCAAAACCATCCTGCTGAGAGTGCAGCGTACATGGGAGTGGCTACTAACTCAGGATGGGCAACCATGTCTTGCTTAATGGACTGCCCAAAGTGCCAGTAAGAATCATGTCCAGTCAACTGGATACAACCTCTGCCTCTAAACCTAAACCCATCCCCACTTGCCTCGTCTCTGTTTCCCATTCTGCTAGAGTAAATCCTGTTTGCAATCTTTTGGGGGTTGTGGGCATAAAGGGCAATTTCTTCAGGTTTAAACTTGTGACCAAACAATCTTTGAAGGGTTTCTGGTCTGTAGTTAAGGTTTTCTTCCAATGTTTTGAAGTGGTTGCACTCGTGTGAACATTGTCCAATAAACGCAGCTTGCTTGTTAACATCATTGATACCAAAGCTAGTAAATGTTGTGGTCAAAGGCTCAGACCATTCTGGCCCAATACCAAGGGCATGTAGTTTTTCAGCACTAATCATTTAACCCCCTCGTTTACCATTTGTCTTACTGTTTCGTACTGGGCAATGCAGGAGTTGTAACTGACGATGGCTGAGTCTCCTTCTGCTGCGATACTGATAAGAGCTTTGATAGTCTGTCGCTCAGATTCGGATTCAGAGGCTCCATCCCCAGAGGAGGCACTTGAACTGGCTTGTACACTACTGGAGGGGCAGAGGCGCAACCCCCCAGAGTCAGCACGAGAATTGAGGTCATTTTGTTTATTTGTGATTTCATTCTTTGCTTTCCTGAGTTGACCATTTGCTACAGCTAATTTGCCACTTAACTCTACTTCTTTTGCACGAGCTTCTGTATTAAGTCTGTCAATTTCTGCTTTATCTTCAGCAACCCTTCTTTCATAGCCATGATGATCTGCGACATAGTAACCTCCTGATATAACCAACAATAAACCCATGACCTTGCAGATCATGGCATGGGCTTTAAGCATAGGGATATACCCTATAAAGTTGCTTAAAACATACGCAATAGCACCACCAAACAAAGCAATGAGTGCTATCCAGTAAAACAAATCATCAAAAAACCATGAGAGCCAACTCATAATCCTGCCCTTGCTTGAGCCATTCTTTCACGCTCATGGTCAGCTTCTAGCGTTGGAGGAGAAATTGGAGCAGGAGGAGGTGTCCAATTAGGTGTCATCATTACCACAGGAGCTGGAGGAGGAGGGGGAGGAGCTACATAGGCTGCAGTATTGGCTTTGGCAGCATTCATCATGTTGGTAGCCTCATTGGTCAAACCCTTGGTCAAAATGCCTCCTATGCCCCCTACGATGAGCAGAACAATGTCGTTCAACATCTTGGTGTAGGCTTGGTCAATTGGGGCCATTGCCTTAATGGGTTGGCTAACAAACGTCACAGAATAAAGCAAAGCCATCACAATGAAAGCTAGGATTAGGGTCACCACAATGATGACAAATGACCTAACCCTGATCTCTATTTCATCTGCATTGAGTCGTTCCTTGGGGCTGTTGAGGAATGCTAGGAGTAGTTCCTTCAATTTTTTTCTCCAAAATAGGGGCTACAAGATATTCAGGACAATCTTGGTTAAATTCACACAAAGGCTTTTGGCAACGCTCAGACTTAAAGTTATCAGGGTCTTGGCAATAATACCTATAAGAGTCATGGCAACCTGTAAGCAAAAATGTCAATAACAATGCGTATTTCATTTTCCTTCAATCCTTTGTAGAGCCTTATCAACTCTAATTTCCAAACGTCTAATGTCTGTGTACATCCAAGCAAGCAATGGTAAAAATAAGAGAACTACGATTAAAAGAACAATAATCAAAATAATGGCGAATGAGTCAGACTGAGAATCAGAATCCATGCGTACAGGAGCATCAGAGCTGTAGTTACTGTAACCACCA